GTTATGTACATATCGCCCCCCCCCCCCCGTGCATCAGAATATATTTTGGAACGGCGCGTGCTGCTCGTCAATGTGAATGGCAAAAATTCGCGCCTATATGTGGCGAGACGGCTCTAATTGATTAGGTGTTTTTCGCAGGCGGCTAAAATTTTATCGGCGATTTCGTTGGGGAGCCCGTGCGGGATGCCGCGATAAATCCAATCCAGCGTAAATCCGTAACGGTCGCAGAATTTACTAATCCGATCCACCGGAGGGTAGCGGTTTCCATTTTCCCACCCGGTCCACGTCGACCGATCCTGAGAAATTAAATCGGCGGCGGCCTGGTGGGAAAGCCCGACCACTTCGCGGCATATTTTTAAGCGCGCCGCAACGTCGTCAATGTTCACTGGTTTAGATGGTGCCATGGCCACAGTATAGAAAAATGGCGCGCTGTTTTGTTGTTGCGTTTTGGGATTGACTAGCTAGTTGCGTAATGCAACAATCCGAGCATGGAAAAGCAACATCTCCCATCCGATGCGGATTTAATCGACGCGCTAGGCGGGCCGCTGGCCGTTTCCCGCGCGCTTTCCCGCAACCCCGTGACTGTTCGAGGCTGGAAGGCGCGCGGCATCCCCCGGGGTGTTGAAACCCGAACCGCTTTTCGCGAGCTTGCCGACATGAAGGGCGTTGTGGTTGACCCGCGTCTTTTCCCCGCCGCCACCCAAGAGGGGGAAGCGGCGTGAGCGCGACGACACGAAGAACCTTCAGCCTTGCGCTGTGTTTTCTGGTGGGTTGCGGATTGGTGAAGGCTGTTGAGGCAACTGTCGACCTTTTCGCCTGGCTGGCGGGCTGACCCATGCCTGACGGTCGCAACACCCTATCCGAGATAGAGCGTGAAGCCGCCGCCTTCGTGCGCGCCAAGACGCACGGCAACCCGACAAGCAAAGCGTATCGCCGCCTGGAGAAGGCCGTGCTGAGCGCGAAGATTTTGAACGCTGACCAGCCTTTGGAAGGGGAGATGAAGTGATGGGCCTCAAAAATTTCGCTGTTTACGGCGCGCGTGAAAGCTATCCCCATTATTTTGAAACCAAGGATGAAGCGGTTGCTTCCGCCGAAAATTTGGCAAAGCAAAGCGCCGGTGGTTTCGCGGTGGTCTTTCAGGTGATTGCGGAGATTTCCAGCCACCTGACCACCACCACCATTTATCCGAACACACCCCAGGCCTTGGACTAAGGCCCGCGCCGCCATGCCGATACTCACAAACCCATCACATTCAATGGCTGGCTGCACCGCCAAAGCGCCGCTGTTGATAGACGGGGCCGGGTGTTCCTCCCCGCGTCCGGCCCCGTCGTCAGTTCTATCCGTATCCATACCTCAGCATGTGGAGATAGGGCCGGGGGTGCGCGATGTCTGAACGCGGCCTGATTAGACATGAAGTTGTCGCCACCAAAATGCAGGACTCGCTCGCGCTCTTTGTCGGTCGCGGTAAACGATACAGCGTCGATACCGCCGCCGAAGCCGCCGACATCAAGCCACGCACCCTGAAAAGCTACGTCGAGGGCAAGGCGACGCCTGGATTGCATGTCTTCCTAAGCCTTGCCGCTGCGATGCCTTTGGCGTGGACCAACTCCGTTCTATCGCTTGCCGGCCTTCGCGCCGAACCGATTGGCGAGGGCGATAGCGACGGCCCCATGGTCATGTGCAGCGTTACCAAATTCGCCGCCCGCCTAGCCGAGATGCTGGCGGACGGGCGGATTGACCACATGGAGCGCGCCGCCTTGCCCGCGTTGCTCCGCTCCCTTGCCGAGCAACTTCTGGCATGGGCCAAGCAACTGGAAGACGGAGGAGGCGCGTGATGACTTACGACGAAGCCGAAGACTCGCGCTTGTCCTATGACGTGGCCATTGCCGAGATCCGCCGACGAAAAATTGCGAGCGGCGAAATCGTTGTGAGGCCTGGCGACTATCCCGAGCCCGCCCCCAAGCCAATCCAAGACTCAATGCAACTGGAGATCACCTAATCCCCGGCGACGCGGGGCGGCTATCCCCATGGCCGAAGCGTCGCACGTTTCCTCCCTGTAACTCCCCTGGTGGCACGTCGTCACCAGGGGGATTTTCCCCACCCCTAACGGTCAGGCCGCAGGGGTTTCCGGGTGCAAACACCATAACAACAGAGGGGAGTACGAATGCTTAATCTCTTTTCGCGTGAACAAGAGCCGCGACTTTCGGCGGCGAACACTAAGATAGCCGCGCCGAAAAAAATTGCTTGGCTGGTGGACAGTGCGCCCGTCGACCCCGTCAAGATGATTATTACTCCTGAAATCGCCAGCGCGATGATGGAGTACAACACCGACAACCGCCCGATCTCGAAGGGACACGTCAACAATCTCGCCGCCGAAATGAAACGGGGGGCGTGGATGTTCGCTCCGAGCCCGATCATGTTCTCCAACAAGGGGCGCTTGATTGACGGCCAACACCGCCTTTCGGCGATCGTTGAGTCCGGGTGCGCGGTTGAGGCCATGGTGGCGTTCGGCGTGGACGATGGGGTGTTTGATAAGATCGACACGGGGCGAAGGCGGACGGGGGGCGATGTCTTTGCCATTAACCGCGTGCCGAATTATGGCGGGATGGCAGCCGCGACAAAGTGGGTACACCTGTACAATAGCGGGTTTTCCGCTGGAACGGGCAACTCGGGAGGGCATGCCTCAAACCGCCTTACCAACGCCGACCTCTACAATTATTACCTGCGACTCACCGATCTTCAAAAAAGCCGGGTCGTCTTGGACTGGTGGGGCCGGAACAGCTTGCCAAATCCGACCGTTGCCTTGGCGGCGCACTATATCTGCGCTGGCAAAAACCGTGCTGAGGCGGATGCGTTTTTTGAAAAGGTCTCTAACGGCATTGGTTTTACGAGTAAGTCGGACCCCGCTTTCAAACTACGGGAAAAGCTGACCCGCTCGAATGGCGAAAAAATCATACCGCGCAACATCTTCGCTTACATCATTCAAGCGTGGAATGCGGCGCGGCAAAATCGGAAAGCCGCTCGGTTTGAATTCGACGGTGGCCCGTTGCCGAGGGCCAAATGATGCGTCTCGGCGAGGTCTACATAGACAGCCTTGTCGTCGGCGAGCGCCATCGCGCCTTGGTTAAGGACCGCGTTGGCGCACTCGCTGAATCCATGCGCGAAATCGGGCTTCAAAACCCGATTCACGTTTGGTCGCCAGATCCGACAGAGGCCTATCTGGTGGCGGGGCGTCATCGCCTCGCCGCCGCCGAGTCCTTGGGCTGGGATGAAGTTCCATGCTTCTTCGTCGATATGGACGAAATCGACCGCGAACTATGGGAGATTGACGAGAACCTGATGCGCGCGGGGCTGTCGCCAGCGGAAGAGGCGGCGCACCTCGCGAGGCGGAAGGAGCTTTTCGAGGCGCGGAATGTAGGTGGGGAAAATTTCCCCACCAAGCCACAGCACCAAAAAGGTTTCGCTCAAGACACCGCTGAGAAAACCGGTTCCGACAAATCCGGGGTCAATAAGAAGCTCGCCCGCGCCGAGGCCATTCCAGACATTGAACGCGTGGCCGGGACATCCCTCGACAAAGGCGTTGAGCTTGATGCCCTTGCCAAGATGGGCGAGTTAGATCGCGAGGACATCATCGCCAAAGCTCAGGCGGGTGAACGGGTTTCGGCCCGCATGTCCGGCGCATCAAAACGCGCCTTAGCCGCCGAAACAAATGACCTGAAGATTGAAGCGGTTGAAAGGGTCGCCGCACAAATCATCGATTACGTCCCAGGCGAGCAATGGGATGTTCTTAAGTCCAATTGCTACAGCGGCGGCATGAAAGCGCTTGGCGATGCGATCGCCCGTCTTACTGGCGTTTCCGTCTTTGACAACACAAGCGCGGGCCGGGGTTAGGCATGGCGGCGGTGATCACAGAACGGGACGCCGCCGCGCTCACGCTGGTGGTGCCGATGCCCCCGAGCACGAACAGCCTGTATCGCAACGTGCCCCGGCGCGGACGGGTCAAAACCGATCGATACAAGGCGTGGCTGACCGAGGCGGGATACGCGCTCAACCGGCAATCCAGACAAGCCCTAGTTGGCGACGTGTCCCTGACGATCACTGTAGGGCCGCGCAACCGATCCAGGGATTTGGACAACTGCATTAAGGCCCCCCAGGACTTGCTCCAGGCCCACGGCATCATCGCCAACGACTCACAGGTGATCGATGTCCGCGCGCGGTGGAGCGATGAAGTCAAGGGTTGCCAAATCGACATACGGGAGACGTGACGGATGGGCCAAGTCATCCACCTCCCGACCATAGAGGAACTGGACGCTCGGCAGCCGCTCACGCTGCGAACCGCCGCACTCCAGGCATACGAGGACGGAATCACGGCCGCATGGCGAGCTTATGACCGCGCGGAACCTGGACAGCAACGAGGCGCGGACATGCTCCATGGCCAGCGAGACGCCTCGCTAGCTTTCGCGACCGAGGGAACACGCATGCTTCATGAAGTGGAGATTTGAGATGTTTGATCGAGACAAAAGAGACGCTGAAATCGTCGCCGGATATAAAGCCGGCGCGTCGCCCGTTGCACTGAGCAAAGCGTGGGGGTTACGGCGGGCTTTAATTTGCAAAATCATCAATGACGCGAGGATTGCGGTTCACGGCAAGGACATCATCCGGCGCTACCAAAAAGGCGAGCGGCCAACCGATATCGCCGCCAGTCTCAAATTCACGCAGGGCCAGGTCACTGGTTATTTGAAGGCCAAGAAGGCTTTAAAGCCGAGAAAAATCGGCGGCGTTTCGGGGCTTCACGACCGAGGCGTCAAGAAAGCCCCGGTGGACTTCGATTGGGGACGCGGCTTTGGTCGAGACAACGTAGAGCCCGATCCGCGCGAGACGCATGGCCGCATGTGGCATGCCAGCACTCACATCCCCACGGCATCGTCCGCAGACCTGGCAGCGAGGGGTTAGCATGGCACGCATCCGTTCAATAAAGCCGGAATTCTTCTCCCACGAAGAGTTGTTCGATCTTGAGCAAGAAACCGGCTTTCCGGTCCGCTTGGCATTCGCTGGGCTTTGGACGGTTGCCGATCGGGAGGGCCGATTCAAATGGCGTCCCCGAACCATCAAGCTCGACGTGCTGCCATATGACGAAGTGGACTTTGCGGCGCTTCTCGATGCCTTGTCCGGTGCCGGGTTCGTTCAACGATACGCCGTGGGCGGTGAAGAATATGGCTGGATACCGTCCTTTTCCGAGCATCAGCATGTGAACGTCCGTGAACCGCAGAGCAAAATACCCGACCCAACCGATGCAACGATAGTACCTGCACGTGCAAAACCAGTACCCGCACGTGGGGAAGGGAAGGGAAGGGAAATAGAAGGGAAGGGAAAGGAAGGGAAGGAGGAAGAGCGCGTGACCGCGCCGGCCCGCCCAGATGCCGATCCGGATATCGATCTGGCTTTCCGAGCCTTCAACGACTTGGCAAGCGAGGTTGGGCTGGCGAAAGCGCAGTTGCTCACTCCGACGCGGCGAAAGGCTCTGACGGCAAGGTTGGCGGAATGCGGCGGCATCGATGGCTGGCGAACCGCGCTCCAGAACATCCGAGGATCGCCGTTCCTGCTTGGCGATAACGACCGAGGGTGGAAGGCGGACTTTGATTTCGTCCTTCAGGCGAAGAGTTTCACGAAAATCATGGAGGGTTCTTATGGCGCAGGCAGTAGCTCGGGCGGCGGGAGTTCTGGAGACGCGATCAGACGAGGTTTGGCAAGCGCCTTCGTGGTTGGCGATGTGGAAGGCCGACCAATCGGTGCCGGTGTCGCTTGACGACGTGGACGGAGCCATTGCCGTTGTCGAGCGAATGCTGGCCCCGGCTAAACCGGAGGATGTCGCGGTTGTTCTCGGCAAGACGCTGGTGATGTGGACACCTCCGAAAGAATTGAACCTGCAAGACGCCATGCCGCTCTACGTCCATGCGTTGTCGGATTTGCCGATTGACCTGCTGCGGTCCGCGATGGCGAAGGCGACGAAGAGTTGCGAGTTCTTCCCCCGTCCAGCGACGATCCGGGATCAAGTTGCCAGCGAGTTTTCCGCCCGTCGTCATACGCTATCCCGCATGAAAGCCGCCCGTGGGAAAGCGGCGCACGAACAGGCCTTGGAACGGGATCGTCGGGAGCGCGCCTCGGCCAAGGCGGCGGAGGTACGTGAGATCGGCGAGCGATTACGTGCGATGTCCGATGGCGTGGTGGCGCGGACCAAGGCGATGAAGGGCGGGCCAGTCCCCGGCGACACCATCGAGGCCGCTGAATGACCATCGCTCACGCCTTCAACTGCTCGCCGTCCGACGCCAAGGCAATCGCCAATCGCTCTACGGCCTTTCACGCGGCTGTCGACAGGCTTGGTCCCATCCGCGCATGGAAGCGGGGCAAGGTCTGGACGCTGGACGGGCGCAGGGCGGAACCGGCGGAGTTTATCGAAGAAGCGGATTGGTTGGCGTCGCGGCCCGCGCGGACGGATTACGAGGCTAAGTGGTTGGGCCAAAAGCCGTCGTTTGGAGGCGAGCCATTGACATCCACCAGACAACCAACAACGGCGAAGGAGGGTGAGTAGATGGACGCGGAGCTAGAGGCGAGGATCGATCGGGTGGGACGGCAGCGGGTTTTCTATCGCATGGCCGCGCTTGGTTGGACCCCGGGGAGTCGTCCTCCGAAATGGGCTTGGGGGTCGCTTGTCGACGAATTGGAGGCTGGTACACGGCCTCTACCGATCGTCGCGAAATAGATTCGGCCAAGGAGGAATAGCGATATGGACCGAGAAATGATTTTGAATGCCCCGGCGACACCAATCCCGTTCCGTCGCCACGGCACCGTGGAGCGCCGAGAGGGGATCAACGGGCGATTTGTCCCGCGCCGGTATGCCGATGAAGAAAACCTCGATTGGTATGCTCTGGTGACGAAGCCCCAGCACGAATTCGTCTGCGCCGGGAAGATCCAGGACATGGGCCATGCCGTCTTCGTTCCGTATGCCTCGGAATGGCGTCGGAAGAGCCGCTATAGCAAGGCCAAGGTGCAGCGCCATTACCCGTTGATGCCTCGATACATCTTTGTCGGTTTCGATTACCTGCCGCCGTGGCTGGACTTGCACGCCGCTGATTGCATGCAGGGCGTGGTGGGCGTTGGTGGCTACGCGAAGAAGCTTCCGACCGCGCGCGTGATCGAGCTGATCAACACTCACGGCGCGGGCGTATACGTGGCTCCGGCGGCGCAACAGTTCATGCGGACACACCACGAATTCGCCGTGGGGGACCGGGTGCAAATCGTCGACGGCCCGCTCTATGAGCACTTCGCCGAGGTGACCGCGATCGACGGCAAAAAGGCCCGTATCTTGTTTGAGATTTTCAATGAGGTACTGGATATAGAAATTGCGCTTGACGATCTCGTGATTGCTCGGTAGGATTCTGGTAATGGCCCATGCGCGATCTGCGTCAGCGCCCTTTCGGCGACCGAGACGCAGCGGACCCAGGAAGCGGCGAGTATCAACCGGCTTCTCCCAATCTGGAAAAATGTCCAAAATCAGCGCAAGTTGTTTATCCGCTCCCGAGCAATCGGCGGCGGGTTTTTGATTCCCGGTTCTGAATCTGGCTCAACCAGGTAGTAGGAGCCGCCCGGCGGGACTTCGGTCCCGTCCTTCAATTCAAACGTCCTGGCACGGACACAACGACGCTATGGGTTGGGGGATGTTCCTGGCCGGCGTCGTTGGTGTCGGGACGCTCTAGTTTCACGCGGGTGAGTGAGGGCTGGTAAGCCCCAGACTTCAATCGTTTGAAAGGAAGCAACATGCTTTCCCAAGTAACGTATATCGAGCGCGCCGACGACGAGCCGCTGATTCTGAAGGGTGCCCTATCCGAGCGGCAAGTCCTGGAGGCGGCAATCGATGCCACAAGCTACCGGCATTTCGGATGCACGGCCAATGGCGGCAGCCAGTCAATCTCCATCGAGGCCGTTGACCGCCAAGCGCTGGGAGTGGTCGAGGAACACGCGCCGACGAAGCGCCGGAGCCGGAAGAGGGTCGAAGCGTCTGATGGTTGATGTGTGGGACGGGGACGAGCTTGATAAACTTGCCCGCGACTTGTTCGGGCTCCCGCTTTGGATGCGCGCGAGGATCATGCAGTCTCGCCGGTATAAGCCCGTGGCCTTTGCCCCGCCCGACGACACGCCAAATCATTACGACACAACCGTGACGGTGGCGTTCCATGGCAGGGCGTAAACCTGCGGGTACAGCTAAGAGACAGCTTCCAAAGGCGATGGAGGCTCATCAGTTCAAGCCCGGCCACTCCGGCAACCCAAAAGGGCGCGGCAAAGGTGTTCGCAACAAGCTTGGAGAGGCGTTCTTGGAGGCCCTCCACGAGGACTTCAACGAGCATGGCGCGGCGGCAATCACCAAGTGTCGGGAAGACAGCCCCGTGGCGTACGTCAAGGTCTTGGCCAGCATTTTGCCGAAGGATCTCAATGTCACAATCAACCCGTTGGAAGAACTGACCGATGCCGAGCTTATCGAGCGGATCGGAGAACTCAGGGACGCCGTTGACTCCGCTCTTGGTGGAACTGGCGCGGTTGCAGGCGGAACGGAAGAGGCGACTCGACACTAACCTTCTCGCCCGATACCTGCCTTATTCCAAGCAGAAAGATTTTCACCACGAGACGGTCCGCGAGCGGCTGTTCATGGCGGGCAACCAGCTCGGGAAGTCCTGGGCGGGGGCTTTCGAGTGCGCGATGCACCTGACTGGGAAGTACCCGGATTGGTGGGAAGGCAAACGCTTCAAGAAGCCTGTGATTGGCTGGGCGGCGGGAGAGACGGGCGAGGTTGTCCGCGACACCATCCAACGGTTGCTGTTGGGCCGTGTTGAGCCCTGGGGGACGGGGGCGATCCCGCAGGCGGATGTAATCAGCGCTGATTCCGCTCTCGGAACGCCAGGTTTGAAGGGCGTCATCAAGGTTCGTCATGTGTCGGGCGGTGAAAGCCAATTAACGCTGAAGTCGTACAATCAGGGGCGGGAGAAGTTCCAGGGCGAAACGCTCGATTTTTGCTGGTTTGACGAAGAGCCGCCGATTGACATCTTCACCGAGGGGCTGACGCGCACGAATACGACGCAAGGGCCGATTTGGATGACGTTCACGCCGCTCAAAGGCATGTCCGATGTTGTGGTGAGGTTTTTGATGGAGGAAAACCCTGACCGCTCGGTTACTCAGATGACCATCGAGGACGCCGAGCACTACTCGCCGGAACAGCGTGAGAAGATTATCGCCAGCTACCCAAAGCACGAACGGGAAGCCCGGACGAAGGGCGTGCCGATTATGGGCTCGGGTCGCGTCTACCCGATCTCGGAAGAGGAAATCACCATCGCGCCGTGCCCGATCCCGCCGCATTGGGCGCGCATCGTGGGCATGGATTTGGGCTGGGATCACCCGACAACCGCCGTTTGGCTGGCATGGGACAAGGACACGGACACGATTTACGTCACGGACGCCTATCGTAAGCGCGAGACGGTCCCGGCGATGCACGCGGCGACGATCAAGGCCAAGGGGGAATGGATGCCCGTGGCCTGGCCTTCGGACGCTGGGAGCCACGGCAGGGACGGCGCAACGCCGCTTGTCGAGCAGTATCGTGGTCACGGGCTGAAGATGCTGTCTGATAGAGCGCAATTCGATGACGGCGGCGTATCCGTCGAGGCCGGGCTCATGGAGATCCTGGAAAGGATGGAAACGGGGCGGTTTAAGGTGTTCGCTCACCTCAATGAGTGGTGGGAAGAGTTCCGGATCTATCATCGCAAGGACGGCAAGATCGTCAAGGAACGCGATGATCTGATGGATGCGACCAGGTACGCGGTGATGATGAAGCGCGAGGCCAGGACGAAGCCGGCGCCGCACAAGCCCATCAACGTCAATACAAGCTGGGTCGAGTAACCGCCGTGGCCTGTCATGGCGATTTTCGCGGGCTTCCACCGCATCATCGCGCTTGGTTAGAGGCGCATCCGCACAGAACAAGAGAGTGGCTCAGGCACCGGCTGGCCGATGGTTTCGACGTCCATCATTTGAATGCTGACCCGACAGATAACAGCCCAGACAATTTAGTTCTCATTGAGCATACCGATCATATGCGGATACACGATGCCCCGAGCCTTTTCTATCGAATCAAATTGACGCCGCTTAACGAATGCATGGGAAGAAAAGCGGCGCCGGACAAAAAGAAGCCGAGCAGAAAAAAGCAGGCGCTCCTCGATCTTGGGTTTCAGACCAAATCCCAATTGGATCGCCACTTGGCCCGCTTGCGCCGGGCTGAAAATCTGTAGCCAAAATTTTTCGTTGTAACGCACCAATCACCAGAGGTTGCAAATGTCTCAAGCACTAGCTGTCCGCGTTGCGCGGCTGGATCAATCCCTCACGGCTGCGCTTGATCTGATCTCGGATCTCCGTGCGAAGTCTGCCGATCTCGAAGAGCGTGTCGAGGATCTGGAAACGCGGCCAGCCGATGTTTCTGGGACGGTCGTTGAAATCATGCCCCGCAAGCGCGGGCGCCCGAGAAAGCTGGCCAATGTCTGATTCATCCCGATCCGATAGCAAGCTTAGGGCGGCCTTATCGTCGCAACTGCGCTCGGCTATTGGGTATGACAATGACGAGCTATCGTCCGAACGCGCCACCGCTTGGCGTTATTACATGGGCGAGCAATCGACCCTGCCGAGCATCCCGGGACGATCGAAGGTCATGTCCCGCGACGTTTACGAGACGGTCGAAACGGTCATGCCGTCATTGGTGCGGGTGTTTCTCGGCACGGATCAGGTGTTCCGATTTGAGCCCGAAGGCGAAGAGGACGAAGAGGCGGCGCAGCAGGCGACGGATTATGTCTCGTGGCTGATGCGTCGCAAGGGCAATTTCCGGCAGATATTCGATTGGATGAAATCGCCGCTGATTTACAAGAACAGCGTCCTGCACGTCTGGTGGGAGGAATCCGAAACCGAAGTCACCGAGGAATACACCGGCCTTAGCGTTGATGAGATGACGGAGATCGTCAACGACGAGAGCGTGACGGTTGAAGAGATTGAAGAGTACCCGGCGGAGGTTGAAATGCCCGCCGAGCCGCAAATGCCACCGCAGCCGATGGGGCCGGATGCTGGCGGCATGCCTCAAGCGCCGATGCCGGGTGACGCCGGCGGGATGCCGGCCATGCCGATGCAAGAGCCGATGGCGCTCTTTGACATCAAGATCCGCCGCGTCAAAACCAGCGGCGAAATCAAGATGGAGGCTCTCCCGCCCGAAGAGTTCTTGACCAACAGCCGCGCCAAGTCTTTGGAAGACGCGCGCATGGTGGCCCGGCGCACGCGGGTATCGAAGAGCGACCTGTTGAAGCGCGGCTATGACGAGACGGAAGTCGAGAGCCTGAGCGCCGACGATGATCTGTATGAGGAAACCGAGGAGCGATTTGACGACCTCGAATACGATGACGACAACGACGCCACCAATGAGGCGGCGCAACTGTGTCGGATCTATGAGGTCTATATCCAGTTCGATTATGACGACGACGGCGAGACCGAATGGCGGCGAGTGGTCATGGGCAACGGTCCGGACTCTCCGGTTATTTTCGAGAATGACAAGCACGAGGGATTGCTGCCGTTCTGTGATCTAACGCCGATCATCCTGCCGCATCGCCGCATCGGGTTGTCAATGGAGGACGGGTCGCGAGAGGTCCAGCGGTGGAAGTCGACCTTGCTGCGGATGATGATGGACGGGCTTTATCACTCCGTCTTCCCGCGCAAAGTCGTGGACATGAGCCAGATTGAGCCCGAGTTCTTCAACGACGTGTTGAACCAGGCGCCGGACGCCATCATCCGCGCCAAGGGGCCGAATGCGATCGTGCCTCTCCAGACGACCTGGGAAGGCCAGCGCGCCTTTCCGATGCTCGAATATGTCGACGGCCAATTGGTCCGCCGCACGGGCGTTACCCCGATGGGGCCGGATCTTAATCCGAACGCATTGCAGCCGGAGACGGCGGAAAAGGTCCGCGAGGACAGCAATCAGGGCCGCGAGCGAACCGAGCTTATCACGCGCGTGTATGCGGAGACGGGTTTCAAGCAACTGGCCCGGTTGATGCTCCATCTCGTGACCAAGCACCAGGACAAAGAGCGCATTATTCGCCTTCGCGGCAATTGGGTGCCGATGGACCCGCGATCATGGAACGCGGATATGGACATCAAGGTGTCTGTTGGCTTGGGAACCGGCAATCGTGACCAGCAGATGCAGCGCTACATGGTGATAGCTCAGAAGCAGGAGCAGATCCTACAGGTGGCGGGGATGCAAAACCCGCTGGTGACGCTGAAGAACTATTACAACACGCTGGAGAAGATGGTCGAGGCGGCGGACTTGCCGGACGTTGATATTTTCTTCACCGACCCGGACAAAAACCCGATGCCGCCGCAACAGCCGGGGCAAGATCCGAAGGTGGCCGAGGCCCAAGGCAAGATGCAAATGGAGATGCAAAAGCTCCAAATGCAGCAGCAAATGGACGGCCAGAAGATGCAAGCCGAGGCGGCCATGGCGGAGAAGAAATTGCAAGCCGATTCCGCTCTTGCCGCTCAGAGGCTCCAGGCGGAACAGCAGATCAAAGCCCAAGAGGCCCAGCGCAACGCGGCAATGCAAGAGCGGCAGTTCCAGCAACAGTTGGAACAGCAGCGCGTGATTGAGGGCATGAAGCTGGAGGCCTCCGAGCGCCAGGCCGAGCGGGCGTATCAATTGGATGTCCAGAAGATGGCCGTCGATCAGCAATTCCGCGAGCGGGAGCTGGTGATGGAAGCCGAATTGGAACAATTGAAGATGGCCGCCGGCTCGCGTGACGGGCAGGGCAACATCAACGTGAGCGACTGAGATGCTTAAACGAAACCAGCAAGACCTAGCGCCCCTCGGGCGCCGCAACCGCGTTGTTCCAGGGTTGTTGGAATTCGCGGAAGAGAACCCGGTTGAGGCGGGTTTGTTGGCGGCGAGCATGGCCCCTGTGCCGGTGGTTTCCGACGTGGCTGGTTTGCTTGGCGACATCACCGGGATGGTTAAGCGCCCAGAAGATAGAACGTGGGCAAACGCGGTACTTGCTGCGCTAGGGTTGCTCCCGTTCGTGCCGGCGGGGATCACGAAAATCACCAAGTCGGTGGACCTGCCCGATCTTCGAAAGATGGACGTTGCCGAGGGGACGGCGGTTGCCCGCAAGGAGCCGCACCTCATTCCAAGTCACGACAAGGCGGATGGGAAATACGTTGGCGGACCGCGAATGGTAAAGAGCAAGCGCGGGCTAACCAATTTGCGTAACCGCTTCGACGCCTATGTGGCGGCGGACCCTCGCGGTGGCGACTGGTATGACCGCTACCGCAATTCCGTGACCGACGTGACCGGCGGTGATCCCCGAGATGCAGAATGGATGAGTAAAATGGAGGCTCAGTGGTCTGCCGGAGTTTCTCCTGAGGGCGAGCTTGGTTTTGCCCTGAAGGAGAACAACGCGGCGCTGGCGGGATCTCCAACGAAGTCAGCGCGCCCGGCGCAGCATGAGGCGTTCAAGCGCGCGATCGATGCGAATGATCCGAATGAATTGCAACTCGGGAAAAAGACGGGCGAGTATGGCCGCCGTATTGACCCGAGCCAGCCACACCCGCCCACGGCGACGGGCGTAAACGATTTCCGCCACGCGCGGAATTTCGACTACACCGAGGTGGGTGGCGGCTCTCAGCGGGACGCACTGACGGATGCACAGCATCGGTTCTTGGACTATGAGACCGCGCTTGCGGTTAACCGCGCCAACCACGCGAATATCGGCGGTCGGTCGGACTGGACCGGCGAGCAGTTGCAGGCGGCACCTTGGGTAAGGCAAAAGGCCGAAGCCATTTTGGAGCAGCGACCGGCGATCCTTGAGAAGTACCGCAAGCTGGGCTTGCCGGAACAGGACGCATACCGCTTGGCATATGAAGAGGCTTTTACCGAAGCCACAAAGACCATTGGGGAACATTTCCCGAAGCACACCGCATACGCCACCCACGAAAGCATGGTTGGCCCAAATACCGGCCACATGCCGGGTTCCGTGAATGCAACGCAGGCCGAACGTGAGGCCTTCGCGGTAGACCCGCGCTCAACTTGGGCCAATGCCCCCGGTGGCCGTGACGCGATCTATTCTGGCCGTCGTTTGGATGACACGGGCGTTGCTATGAGGGTGCGCCCCACGCAGCCCATGCAGGGACTGTATCAACCGCCCGGCGGGTTGCTTGAGGTCAACCCTGGCGAAGTCGCGCGTCCACTGGTGGCTTTTGACTCGGGCAAGGTCAAGTCTTTACCGCAAACCGACCGAGACATTCTGGAGGCTGGTGAGGCGGTTCGCGCATATGTGGACGCGCAGGACGCGGGCGCCGCGCACAAAGTGTGGGCCGGGGGCGCGTCCGGGCAGTCCAACAGCATGTTTGTTCCAAGGTCGGGGCCGGCTACGCAGGAACAGTTGATGGCGGTTCGTGATGCCGCTGCGCCGTATGGCCTAGGGGATGTAGTGGATACGGGCGAGGGGCTGACGGTTACTAGTTTTTATCCAGATCCACCTAAGATGTCTTCTAAGCAGGCCGGCTTACTAACAGACGCCCTGGATGGGGCGCTTCCCGGCGAAGCAGTAGTTCCGCGCAGGGTTAAGGTTGATTCGGTCTATGAGGACTACGTTGATGCGTGGAAGGCTGGTGAGGGGTCTGGGAAGGCGACGGAGCAGCTACTCCGCAAAATAAACAAGAGCCCGGAACTCCGCGCGGCGTTTGACAACAACCCCCATCTAGCTGAGAACGCGCTTAACCGGTTGCAGCGAGACAAGGACTGGTCGTCAAAATGGGGCGGCACTAGGGAAGACATCCAAACCGCCCGCTCGGTTATTGCTGGCGGGCCAGGATGGGTTGGCAGGTTGGAAAAATTGGTCAAGAAGGGCGTTTTGCCGGCGGCTTTGGTGGGGGCTGTTCTGTCGAACGCTCGCCTTTCTGGCGAAGAACAGTCTTAGGCCCGGCATCTACTCGACCATAAATTTCTGCCTCTTCTTCGGGGGTGTAGGGCGGCTCGTGATAGATGTTGCCCTTGGGTGTGCGACGAACGACCATTTTAGGCCTCCATTCGATCAATATCGCGCTCACAATACATGACCGCGCGCTTGATGGCTTCTCGCTTGGATCGGGAGGAGTAGCGGTTGAACCCGTTTCCATAGGTCCACCACCTGCGGTTGCCGTTCATGTGCGAGATGACGCCCCAGAACACCTTGCCTGCGCCGGGGATGACTTGCGGGCGGTAGATGCTGATTTCGGTGTGACCGGGGTAGCGCGCTTCGACAGTGGTAACGCGTCCGTGCTGAGATCTTGTGGGCAGTTTAGGCATGGCGTTCATTGGAGCCTCCTCTTTAGTGCTTTAGGCGGGATGCCTGGGCGCACAAGCTGAAGATCAAATGCCCATGCACTGAATATGGCGATTTTTGCGGAGATATCAACGAAAAATGCGTATCTTTGCCCCGCTTTTGCATCGCACGGTCGGAGACTTCATCGAGCAAGCGATTTACGCGGCGACGGTAAGGGAACAGTTCGAGAAGGCCAGCTTAGACGCCTATTACGTTGATGACCGTGCCTATAAGGCCGAGATCCTCGCGATGCTGCCGCAATTCGATCGGCTTTGGGCGGGGATGCCTATTCCGCTCGATTGGTTCGATAGCGCGGCCCACGGGACAATCCCGAAGTTCCCGGCATGGGAAGCGGCGCACGTTGATCAGAGCGAAATCATCCTGCCGCCGATGGCGTGCAAGCGGGAATATCTCCCGGCGTTCGACAGGCTGGCGCAATTCACGCTCCCTGATGGATGGCCGGTGCCGGATTTCCCGACCTGGCACGCGGTGATTCACTACCGAGAGGCGGGATACGAGCATCGGGTTGATAGGCCGAACCGGGACATCGACCCGGCCCAGGCGAATGAAGTCATCGACCATATCATTTCCAGGGGCGGGCACGTTGTCCGCATCGGTCATGAAGACATGACGCGGTTGCCGGCGCGCAAGGGATACGCGGACTGGTCGAGGATGTCTTTCAAGCATCAGGCGGGCGCGGTGTCGAGCGCTAGGCTGTTTGTGGAGATTTCCCCGAGCGGGCCGGCGGCACTGTGTCTGGGCTTCAATGTCCCATGGCTTCGGTGCAATTCGGTCGAGGTCAATGGCCCGACGCGGGGGCACGACATGATGCTGATGCAACACGTTATGGCCGATGGGGCTGAAGTGCCGACAAGCGTTCTGATCGATCGGGGCGAATTCACCGAGCGCGGGGTTGAGGGCGCGGGGATGGAGTTTCGAAAAAACGCCACCGATGAGATTGCCCGCGCGATCGATGTGATGCTGGACCGGGGGCGCGATGAATTGTCGGAGACGGCCCCGACGAACAGGATCGAGATGCCGCCCCGCATTGTTAGAAAGCACTCGATTGTGCGGTGGGGAGAAATGAGGGCGGCGGCTTGATCTACTTCATGATTGAAAACCGTGACCGGGAGTTATGGTCCCGGCTTCTCGTCGCGGGGGCATTGCACGATCGGGGAATATCAAGCGTCATCGGAAGCCAGCGGGTGTTGGCGCCGAACCTTGAATCGCTCCCGGTGGGATGTGTCGTATTCAAGGGCGAAAACAAGGCCATGCGCGGATGGATGGAGACGGCAAAGCGGGCCGGTCACAACATCGCGGTGATGGATGAAGAGGGGTTGGCGGTTCGTTGCCCGGTGCATTTCCGGTCGGACATCCTGCCGGGTCTTCCGGTCGATGTAACCTACGTTGCAAACGAGTGGCAGGCCGAACACGCGATCAACGGCAAATGGACGGGCAACCCGAGGCTGGATCTGCTGAAAAGGCCCGAGATTTACGGCGATCCCGATCGATCAGGGTATCTGCTGGTCAACACCAACACCAGCGGGGCCAACCCCCGAGGCGGCGACATCAAGGCTTATCATGCGATGTGCATGTCAGCGGGGGTGTTCGATAGCCGAGAGCAGTTCATCGCTCATATCGAGCACGATTGGACGTGCATCAAGAAGGTGCGGGAGTTTATCGAGGCATACGACGGCGAGGTGGTGATCAGGCCGCATCCCGGCGAGAACCCGGACCCGTGGCTAAATCTATATCGAGGCAACCCGAGAGTTCACGTCGCCGTTACTGGGAATCACATTCAATGGATGCGGGGCGCGCGCTGTGTCTTGCACACGGGCTGCACGACGGCACTTGAGGCGGCGCATATGGGCGTGCCTTCGGTATCTCTGTTGGCGGGTGATCACGATGACACTGTTTTCGCGACGAACTATCCACCTTTCCCAGCTACCGCCGACATCGGCGAGGCGCTTGATTTGGTCGAAGCCGCCGAGGTGCCGGGCGTGGATGGCGACGGCGAGGCCCACAAGCGGATTGCGGCGGATCTTGTCCCGCGTGCTGGCGAGAGCCGAGCGGTGGAGTTGGCATATACGGCGGTCTCGGGCGTGGACCCGTATTTCCTGAGCAAGGCCAAGATGGGGGTGAGTGACCTTCGTGATTTCGCGGGCAAGTGGGGATTGGATCTGCCGATCCGCCAAATCGGTGACAGCGTATTTCAAGCGGGGTGAGCCCCAAAGTTAAGGAGACGACAATGCCTCGTCCTGACACCATGACAATCCCCGGCGCGGGGACGATGACCCGGCGCGGGCCTTCGATGATGCCTGGGGCCTCCATTTGGCCCGAGTGGCAAAAGGGGCTCCTGTCCGACAAGCAAATGAACGAGGTCATGCCGCATTTCGCGGGCGGCATTTATGGCGAGGGCGGATACCAGGTGCGAACGCCAGCCAACCCGCAGTCTTTCGGGCTTCTCGGCGCGGGCGACCCGCGCGTCTGGGGCGGGACGGCGGCGGAAAACATCATGGCCCAGCCACAACCGCCGCAATCAATGCAGCCGGTCCAGTCACAAGGCCTGCTGGCCCAGCCCACGGGGCAAGGCGGCAACGGGCTTCTGTCGAATAACCCGAACGGTCAACTGCCGCAGGAACAGCTATCTTTGATGGCCAATCAACCGCAGGAACAGCTATCTTTGAGGGCCGGAACACCGATGGCTCCGGAGCCGCTGTCTTTGATGCCCAACCAACCGCAGGGCGTGGACCCGATGGCGGGCAATCAAATCCGCCCGGTCACACCGTCCGGCATTTGGGATGTGCAACCCGACCCGAGCGTGACAAGCGATGCCGCGACGGCACCGGGCTTCACCAATCGGCAGGTATTCGAGATGATGAACGGCCACTTGCTCGGCGGTGACCCGATGGAAACGGCGGGGCAGAGGGGCGTGAATATGCAATACGCTCAACACCTCATGAACGGCGGTAATGGCGGCGCGAATGGCGGCGTGTTTGGCTCGGAAGGCAACGGCGGGTTCTCTCCTGTCGGCGGCTTTACCGAGGAAGATTGGGACACCCAATACGACCCGAGCAATCAATCCAATATGGCCGATTGGTACACGTCCTATATTCGCAACAATAGCGGTCCAGACGGGAGTTCGCGATGAGCGATGAAGACGCCAAGCGGCGGCTAGAGGAACAACAGCGCGCGGGCGAAGAAGCCCAGCGCATCCTCGGGAGCGATTTGTTCAACAAGGTTTTTGACGATCTCCGCGAGCTTTACATCCGCGATGCGGTCAGCGCTCAGGAAGCGACCGCGAGGCTGGATCGCCTGAAAGCGGTCGAGGTTCTTGAACACGTGCGGGGCGCGCTTGGCGCGGCTTTGATGGCGGGTAAGGCTTCTCAAGCCATGCTCGGGCACAAGCACGAGGTCGTATAGAGAATTCCCTGCATTGACAGGGGTTAGTTGGCGTCCTTCGGGGCGCTTTTTTCATTTGCGGTAGCGCCCGAGGGCGTCGCAAGGAGGTTGAAAATGGCAGTTGTCGGTAGCGCCTCACCAGGCGTCGATGACCTTAATCTCGACGGTTTCGAGGCGTTCGCGTCTCAGGAATTGGACGCCGAAGACGGCATTAATCGAGAGCAAGACACCGAGACGGTTGATGGTCCTTACGAGGGTAGCCCAGAGGCCGACGAGGGGGCAGAAGAGCAGCCAGAAGGCGATGACGCCGAAGGTTCTGAAGCCGAGGACGAGGAATCGTCCGAATCCGAAGACGATGCGACTGAAGCCGAGGGCGAAGAGAGTCCAGAACAGGCCGAGGGCGATGACCTTGAAGACTTTGTCGAATGGGAACATCCCCAGCACGGCCCGATCCGGGTAGCTCTTGACGAACTCCGTGACGGTTACATGCGGACCGAGGATTACACGCGGAAAACCACGTCGTTGAGTGACGAGGCCCGCGAACTCCAGAACCGCGCGCAAGATTGGGAGCGCACGAAGGAACGGGAGTTGCTGTTTCTACAGGCCAACACGCCTCAGAAGCCGCAATGGGATTCGGATGATCCAATCGGATCGGCTGAAGCTCAGCACCAGTATGAAGCTGTGATGCAACAGCGCGCCGCTTTCTTGCAACAGCATGAACAGCGACACGCCCACGCTCAACAGCAGTACGCGGCTGAGCAGGCGACATTGCTTCCCCGGCGCATCCCTGAATGGGCGACGCCGGAAGTGGCAAGCCGCGAAAAGGCCGGCGTTCGGGACATGCTTCTGTCGTCGGGGTACGCCCAGGATGAAATCAACGGTTTGGCAGATAGCCGGGCCGTCGTCATCGCCCGAAAGGCGTATCTCTATGACCAGGTAATGGCCGAACGGAAATCCAAAACATCGATCGCGAAGAAGAAGGTGGCCGCAAAGCCGCCGGTTCCCGTGCGGTCGGCTGGTCCCGCTCCGAAGCCGAAAGGCGATCCCAAGAAAGCGCGCCTTGTGAAAGCACACCGCCAGAAGGGCAGTGCTGAATCAATGGCGGCCATTCTCATGGCTGACATGATGAAGTAACCCTTCGGCGGAGGACATAAGGAGCCTTGAAATGGCTGTCCCCTCCGGAACGACTACCACGTTCGACCTCACGGGCGTTCGTGAAGACTTGAGTAACCTGATATTCAACATCTCACCAACGGAAACTCCAGCAGTGAGTAACATGAAGAAGGGCACCGCAACCAACACCTACCATGAATGGCAGACGGATTCCCTCGCCGCCGCCGCGTCGAATTCACATCTCGACGGCGACGATTCGAGCCCGACTACCAT